ATACCAGTCATAACCGTTTAACTTGCCATTTTCAAGCTGTGAAACTTCGCGCTTTATATAGCCAGCCTCCTCAAGCTCAGATATTAATCTGGTTAATTTGTCCCGTCCGCAACCTAACTTTTGTTTTTGTAGCCAGCTTTTATGTATGGCCCAATCAGCAGGCAGGCTTAACAGAAAGCAAAGCAACCCTGTAGCCTCGAAAGATATTGAATTATCTCTCATTGTTTCGTTTGGTATCACCGTGTATTTATCTGCGGCACTTGATTTGTAAATAGCCATTAAATATACCCCTCGCTAACTAAAAGCTCATGTATACGTGTGACTCCCTTGGTTGTAAATAGTGATTGAGGATAACCAGCTTCATTCTGTTTAACATCGCCATAACCATCACTGATAAACTTAGCTGTAAATATTCTACTGCGCTTAACCGAGCCATTGTAAACGCCGCCAATTTCATCTAGCGCCTTGTTTAAAGCTCTTGCACTTTTCATGTTTAAGCTTGATGCGACTTGCGTTGCATTCTGCAGTGATTCACGCTCAACAAAACGATCAACAAACTCAACTTTAGGCGCTGCAAGCTCTAATTGCTTTGCTTGGTCTGCAGCCAACTGCAGAGCCTCTGCAAATGTTTGTGGTAATTGAGGTGCTTGATTAGCTTCCAGCTCTTGCCATCTGTCAACTAATACTGCAGTAAACTCTGGTGATAATTGAGCAACAACGACATAACTATCACGCTTGTTTACATGAAATAACTCTGCAGGTCTGCCCTCACCCTTTTCCACAGTCTGTGTAAAAGTGATTAAACCTTTTGACTGCAGTGTAAGCGTTGTTCGCTTTACTGAGTCATGCCTACTGTTTACTACTGCAGCAATCTCTTTACTGCTCATTGTTAAGGTTTGGTTTTGTGATACAATTAAATTGTTCATTAAGTTTTATCCTTAGCCAGTTCACGCTGGCTTTTATACTGCCTTCGATAACAAAGTCTCAACCATATTGTTAAAGCTTCTGTTTTCACGCTTAGCAAGATCATCAATCTTTTTAATTAACTTCTTATCTAAACGCATTGTTTTGTGTTGTTTCTCTGGTTTCATTTTCTTGCTCCTGTGTTTAAGTTAAGCTCATATTAATTTCATTTGTGACACAAGTCAACCATCAGACAATAAAAAACCGCCCGTAGGCGGTCTGGTTTAAACTTCGGAAACATATTTCCAGAGTATATCTGGCTTTAATTTTATAGTCTCATCGCTAGCGTGATCAAAATGATAAGGCTCAAACCAGTAGAAAGGATCATCTCCATTGTCAGCGCCATCAAATTGATAAGTGATATTTTGATTAACGCCATTGATTTTTAATATCAAAGCCTCTCCGTAAACTGGCAATCTTTCGCTTGTGTTATTCCATTCACTCATACTAACCTCGCTTATTAATAAAATTATCCAGTTCACAACCTTTTAATATAATTTTTCTTAATCTAGATATTTCTAATTTTTGCCTTTCAATTTTTTCATTTGTATATTTTATATAGTTAATATGATCATTTCTTAATTGTTCAATGTATTTTTTTAATGCCTCGTTCTCAGTTATTAAATTGCTATTTAATTCACTCATACTAACCTCGCTTAATTAATTGCAATTCCAACAGCTACATCAAAAAGGAACGCTATTATCATAAAAATAAATGTGTCACCTGATTTAATAAGGTTTTTTATTGATGGTTTCATACTAACCTCTCTCTAAATCTTTAAAGTCATCAACTGAAATCAATCTGTTTTCTTTGTCAAAGTGGTTGACTCTTTTTTGCATTTCATAAAATTCAGGCTTCATTAGCAAGTCATACTCAGCACCAAGCATTGCTGATTCTACGGAGTCATAAATTCCGCTCAACCATCCGCCACTTGAAAGCGATATTACAAAACCGCTCTCCCCTTTCTTTGGGTGCCAAATATTCACCATATTTCCACTTACCTCTACTTCAGTTATTTTACTTGGCATTATTTCTCACTCCAATCAACCGACACATGTCCTGCACCTGTAAAGTTAAAAGTAAATACCAGGCCGCACTTGCCTTCAATTGTGCGTGTGTTTACTTTGTTGTTTTTGCGTAGCTCCATGGCTTCGCGTGTTGCGTATAAAAGGCTATGAGCTTGGAACTCGTTTAGCTGTGTGAATTTGTACGGTAATTTTATTTGCTTATCCATCACTCACCCCTTGCGCGTTTAAGTAGCTCAACAACTTCTAAGTACTTAGGGTTTTGCTTTGGGTCGCCTGAGTAATTTGCGCCAATACCGCATCGGATCAAATCAAGCTTGCTTTCTAGCATTTCATACATATCAGCAAAGTTATTTACAGCATTCGCAATGTAAATAGCTCTCTTCATTTGCCTGCCGTCTTCGCATGTTAAAGCATCATCAATCTCAAATAGCCAGTACTCCTTATCACCTACAGCCGCTATGCTTTTTCCGTCTTTTTTAACCTCAAGTTCACCGTTGAATAACTCGTTAAATTTTTCTTTCATTACTATCTCCTATTAAGTTTTTTGCTTATGCAATATCTTGCTGTTTTAGGCCCATCGTATGAGCTATAAAAAATCATTCCTTTTGGTTTTGCCAACCCTATTTCTTGCCATGTTCTGTTTTTTAGCATTTCTGAGGTCAGCTTTTTGTAAAAAGGAATTTTTATTTTGTATGTGTGCGCTCTGTAGTAATTTGACATATACCCTCTTTGCCAAATTGTTATTTCATATTCTTTATGGAAAAAACTGTTAATCATTTCTCTCATCACTATCTCCTATTAAGTTTCGGTAACTGTAGCAGTTAAGGTTTAATTGTGCAATGTAAAAATTAATTAATTTAAGTATTGACTAATCTAATGAGTGTGCTAAATTTACCACATCAACAGCAAACGAGGTTTATATGAGTTTATTAAATGACGCTCTTGCCAAGTCAAAAAAGTCAGGTAAAGAGCTAGCAGAATTGAGCGGTATTAGTGAATCAACTGTATCAGCAATTCGCAATGGTCGCGGGAAGGTTGAGACTTTAGAAAAGTTGTTAAAGTCTTTGGGTTATGAGTTGGTAATTAAAAAGGTTAAGTTATGATTGCAAGTGTTTCTTTAAGTGAAATTGTTGGTGGCGGTTATCTCGGTGATTTATCAAATGAAGGTAAAGAAAAAAAGTCAATTTACTTCTTAAGCCTATGCGGTGAAGTTGTTTATGTTGGTCAAACCTTGGATATAACAAAAAGGCTAAATCAGCATGGAGACAAGGATTTTGACTCTGTTTCTTTTTTTATCATTGACTCTGATTCCGCATCAAATGCAGAGGCTTTTTATATAGTTGAGTTTAACCCTGTCTTGAATAAGGTTTTGCCCAAGTCTGATTATTATAAAACAGCAAAAAGCATAAAAGGTGAAATATGCAAATCTATAGACAGTAAATTGGAATCGTTAAAAATAAATTGTTCATATTCTTCAAAAAATGGCTCTGTTTGGTTTGAGTCTAAAGTGGCTGATTGCATTGTGTCTAAAATATCTAATTTCATAAATGATTTTGAGATTTCTTGACGCAATGGGCTTTAAATTAACTTATGTAGAAAAGTAGGGGGTAGTGAAATGAGCAATGAATATATAGGTAAGCACTTTTTAAGTGATACGGTTTACAGAGAGGCCAAAGGGCTAGCAAATAGCGATGCTTTAATGATTGCTGATAACCCATCAGATTTAATGTGGTCTAAATCAGCACCGAGAGACGCAAGTAAGGCGCAAACAACTGATATTGGTACAGCGTTGCATTGTTACCTTTTAGAGCCTGAGAAGTACAAAGAGAGCGTTTTAGTCGCAAGCGTTAAGGGTCGAAATACAAAAAAGTTCGAAGAAGAGCAAAGCGAAAACCCAGATAAGCTAGTTATTACCCAAGATGAATACGATCACATTGAACATATGGGTAAATCTGTAATGGCTCACCCTACAGCTGCAAACCTACTTGCAATGGTCGGTGATTGCGAGTCGTCTGTATTTGTTGAGGATGCTGAGACTGGTGTATTGCTAAAGTGTCGGCCTGACAAAGATGCGGTTGAATCATCAGGTATTATCATTGATGTTAAAACTACCGCTGATTTAGAAGATTGGAGAAGCGACAAGGAATTTAAAAACCCGCTTTACAAATTTAATTACGGGCACCAAGCAAGCTTTTACACTGATTGTTTAGAGCAGCATTATGGTGTAACTATCGACAGCTTTATATTTTTGGTTATACAGAAAAACATCAAGCTAGGTCGTTACCCTGTAGGTATATTTCAAATATCTAGAAGTGAGCTTGTTGAGTTGGGCTTTTGGGCCAAGCACAGAGAAAACATTGAGGAGTTCAAGCGTTGCACTGAAAATGATGATTGGATTCATACAGAGCAATTTAAGTTTTACTCTGATGAGTTTGCAGGCGATGACATGGTTATTACTTTTGAAGGTGAAAACAATGCTTGATTTATCCAACACAGTTAAAAGCAACAAGTCAGACCAGCTCAATGCAGATGATTTGATCTCTGGACCTAAGATGGTGCAAGTTGAAGGGGTTAGATTGACTAACGATCAACAGCAACCATTGCATATTTTTTATTTTGGCTGCGAAGGTAAGCCGTTTAAACCTTGTTTGACAGTGAGAAGAATACTTGTTCATTTGTGGGGTAGTGATGGTGAGCAGTGGGCTGGTAAGTGGCTGAATCTTTATGTAGATAAAACCGTAAGCTTTGGTAAGCAAAAGAACATAGGCGGTATTAGGGTTAATGCTATGTCACACATACAAGGTACTGCAAAGGTAAAGCTCACAAGTGGTCGCGGCATTAAAACAGAATACATTATCGAGCCAATACCGTTAGAAAATGCTTAGATTCGTAAATCAATCAAAAGTATGTAGCGAGTGCAAGAAAGATAAATTACTCACCGCATACTCTAAAAATGGCTCAGGTAGCTTGCGCAAGGTTTGCAAAAGCTGCCGATCTGCTGCGTCGCTAAAAATAAGAGAAACTAAAAAAGGGTTGTTCAAATATCTTTATGAAAGATTAAGTTTTAAAAAAGGATTTGTTAGTAAGTTAAGTTATGAGGAATACGAAAAGTATTTTAATAAATACGGCGTTTTATTTGAAAAATGGGTTGAGTCTGGAAGGTTGAAAAGACTTAAGCCAAGTATAAAATCAAATTTAAGCGGTGATTATTCTAAGGTTGAGTTTACAGTGCAGGCAAACTCTAGAATCAAAGCTAGTAATTCTAAATAAAAAAGGTGAGCTATTAACTTAGCTCACCATGTAATCAGCTTGTTACAGATTAGATAACTTTAACACCAGCAAAACCAGACCAAGATCCAGTATTAGCCTCGATAAATAATCTACCTTCTTCCCAATTGCCTAAACCAGATTGGAAATAACCAGCACCCACACCAGTTAGGTACGCATCTGTGAAGTTGATTTCAAACTCCATATACCCTGTCCTGCTAGTTAAAGCGCCTGTGGTAGCTATCTCTATTGCGTCCGTGGCTTTGTCAAACGTGGATGAGTTCGCCCAATCCGCATTATCTTTGACTAAGTACAGTTTAACTTCTTGAGCAACACCTCTATTGCTTGGGTGCCTGAACAACACAAACTTTGTTGGAGTTGCTAGATAAGGCACTTTTATCCTAGCTGAGCTAAATCCGCTATTGGGGCTGTCTACGTTATACAGAATAGGGCGCTCTAAGCCAAACGTCATACCAGCTCCGCGCTGCTGTACCGTGGGGCTTCTTAGACTCTGCCAGCCTTGCGCGTCTATGACAACATTGCCAGCAGCCTGACCCACCCTGTTTTCAATTGTCACTGGGGCTGTTGCTGATTCGTTGTAAGTACCAAACGCACTATCTATGCGCTTCTCATAGAATATGTTTGGGCTATCCTTGATAGACACCGAACCTAGAGATTGCCAACCAGTTGAGCCGCTGAATGAAGCAGATATGTTTAGTGTTGGTGACTCTCTAACAGTTAACGTACCTGACAGTGTATTGCAGTTGTTTACAATAACGCTAACCTTGCCAGCATATTCAAGTATGTTTAGGTCTTGAGTAAAGCATAAGAACTGACAACTATCGAACTGCACTAGGGCTTCCGTTTGGAATGCTGACTGGGGAAGTCTAACTAAGTTGCCTACATGACCGCCGCGCAACTCAAAGCGCGACTCACTAAACACTAGCTTGGATGCTTGCCACAGTGATGTGCTGGAGCCAGACTGGACACCATCAAATAATAAACCTTTTCCGACAAATGAACCGCCATAAATCTTGTATTCTCCACCCACTTCGTCGCGAATAAATGTGTATTCTTCCCCATCATCATCGTTTTCAACATCGGTAGCTACCATCGTAAAATCCACCGCTTGGATGTTGCGCTGTAACAAAAATGTACGACAGTTTCTAACTCGGCTGTGAAACATCATAAACTCAGAGCAGAATGCCATCGTGTTGCCGTCAGATGGGTCTCCGCCAGATATTTCCCAGCCGATGTTAAAATCAGATATTCTGCAATAAAAGAAGCCGTTTTGAAAATTAGCTATGCCGTCCAAGTCTGGGCGATTATCGCGACTGCGGGCACAGATACCCAAGCCTTTAAATTCATCATCACATCTAAAGTGAATGCTAAAAAACCTCACTCTTGAGTTTCTTGGATGCAGCTCGTGCATTACAGTGTTTGAGCTTGCTGGCTCATGTGTTATTTGCGTATTAAACTCACCATGTCCTCTCACGTTAAATGATATTCCATCTATGTAGGTGATTGTTTTTGTTATTCGTATTATTGAGTTGTTGGGCAGCCACAAGTCAGATTTGTTAGATTGCGCTAAAACTACCGATGCTTGGTAAGCGTCTGAGTCGTCATTAACTCCATTGCCTATTACTCCTAAGTGCTTAGCCTGCACATTATCTTCAATTACGTATTCAAGTGCGCCTCCGCTTGGCAGGCTGATGATGCTAAATCCATCAGCAATAAGGCCCGCCCCCCGAACTATCCAGAGACCTCCCCTATCGGTCAGTCTAACGTACTGGTCAACGTTTAGTGCGCTGGCTCTGGCTTCGGAAATAGTCATGTATGGTGCGCGATCTCTCAAAGCTATTTCAACATTGCCGCTTTCAGAAAAGCTAACGTTTGAAGCTTCGCTGTAGCTAACTTGTTTGTATGTTGGTGGGCTTGGGACTGTACCAGGGGCAACAACAAAACCGCCACTCGGTATATCTAGTGTGTAAATCCACTCATTGTTACTTGCATCTGCTATGGTTTGCGCATTACTTGTAATCGTGCCCCCTGTTGCAAAGTCAAAACCAGCAGGGGATAAGTTAAAGCTTGTGGCTAAGTTGTTTATTTCTACATCAGCCCTTGCGTTTATTCCTGCAATCGTCTTTGCTGGCGAGTCAGCCGACTGACCAAGCCTAAAATTTTGAGTGTGACTTTCGCCACCATTAACCCATCCTGACGCGTCATTAACATCAGTTTGAAACTGGTTAGCCGTTGTATCTGCCATTTTTAAAGCCTTATAACTAAATTTAAGTTGATTATAACAAATTAATCTTATTAGTAGATTATACGCTGTGATAATGTTGTTTCTAGTGAGGTGAATATGAATGAAATGCAAAAGCGGGTTATTAGAGAAAATCCGAATTTACAATCGAATAAGCTGGCTGATTTTTTAGGTCTATCAAGAAATACAGTGATTAGCTATAGATATAGACTTGGTGGTGTTTCTTGGTCTTACTCTGGCATTGGGATTCCTTTTATGTATTTTAACAAGTCTTGCGCTCAGTACTTTGTAAGCAAAAGCAGGGGTATTTTTTACAATGGCTTATTTGGTAAGGCTGTTAATGTTGTGGATCACCTAATTTGGTGTATTGAAAACAATATGTTTAATCAATCACGGATAGAGCATCCGTATTTAGTTAATTTAAAATTTGGAGAGTGAAAATGAAACCTAAGCATCAAACAAAGCTTAGTGCTGGTGCTGATTTAAAGGCGGCTGAAACCGTTACACTGGAGCATGGAAAGGTTAGGCTTGTTCCAACTGGATACTCAATTTCAGAGTTGCCATATGGAACTGCAAGTACTTTTGATTTTGTTTTTATGCTATTTAATCGATCTAGCATGGCAAAAAAACAAGTGATACTTGCCAATGGTGTCGGAGTTATAGATCAGGATTACAAAGAGGAAATAAAAGTAATGCTGTTAAATCTTAGCGGTGAAGACATAACGATAAACCGTGGTGACAGGATAGCTCAGTTAGTACCAATGAGGTATGTTCCATTTGTTTTTGATGTCAAAGAAGGTGATCGAAAAGGCGGCTTTGGGAGTACTGGCGAAAAATGAGAAATTGGCAAAACGAAGCAATCGAATACATGGCTAAGGGCTTACCTGTCCCTGACTTTATAGTCAAAGGATTAATCGATGAAAATAACAGGCTGCAAGGTGAGTTAGATCACTATAAAGGTAAGAATCAAGTTTTAGCCTGCAATAGCAGCAAAAAGTAAACGTTGTTATACTAAGCCCTAGATAATTTAATTAGGGCTTTTTTAATGCAAGTCAAATATAACGGGCTAACAATCGAAAGCCCATCAACAGAAGTGGCTACAAACTCATCAAATAGAAGGTTTAGCTTGTTTGGTGGTGGCTATTACAGCGCAACTAATTACACGTTTTCACCAGCCCTTACAGGTGGTAAGCGTGATATGTATTTCGAGTTTGGTTGGCCTCAAGTTTTAGAGTTTAAAGATTACTTTGCAGCAAGTCGCCGCACAATCGGTGGGGCGTGTATTAGTAAAGTACCCAAAAAATGCTGGTCAACTCCGCCAATAATTAAAGACGGCGATAAAACAGATACGCAGTTCTGCAAAGAAGTTAAACACATGGTTGATAAGCTTGGCCTGTGGAATGCAATGAAAAATTTACATATCCGCTCTCGGGTTTATCAGTACGGCGGCATTGTTATTGCGCTAAAAGAAACTAATGCAGTATCACCAGAAAATCCTATTACTTCACCTTCTGGCGGAGTCTATGGGCTAACTAGGCTGGCTGCAAAGTATCAAGATCAAATCTCATCGTATAACGTTGAAAAAGATAACATCGAGCAAGACTTTAACAGCGAGCGCTACGGCTTACCTAAATATTTCAGATACCGTGAAAACGTTTTAAGTGACAACGACAAATCTGGCGGCACTCAATTTAACATTCATCCTGATAGAGTTTTTACATTCAGCGAAACTGCAAGCAATGGTGAATTATACGGTGAGCCAGCTTTAGAGCAAGGCTTTAATGCTTTGCTAGGTATTGAGAAGATAATGGGAGCAAACCCAGAAGCGATGTTTAAAAACGCCCAGATGATGCCTTGGGTAACATTTAACGAAAAAGATAACGCTGCACAGATACTGAGCAATCCAAAAATAAAAGAAGCGTTTGACGAAGCGCAAGAGCGGGCAACTGCTGGGCTTGACCCGATTAGAATGCTTGTTGGTGCTGATGTTAAAAACTTAGATACCAATGTGGCAAGCCCTAAAGACATCTGGACTGTGCTTACTCAATACTTAGCTTCAACAGTTGATTTGCCAGCAACAGAATTGTTTGGTCATACAGTTGGTGAGCGAGCAACAAGCAATGATGGTTCTAAGGTTGCCATGACCGCAACAGAGGTTAGAGAAAACGTGCTAACTCCCAAGATGATTATTCCGTTTTTCGACAAACTGATTAAGCTCAAAATCCTAACTCCACCTAATGACTACATTTGCGTTGAATGGGATGATTTAACTGATCCATCAGAATCAGAAAAGCTTGAGAATATGGAGAGGAAGTACAAAATGAATAAAATTGCATATGAAACTGGCACTGACTTACCTTTCCCTGATGTAAATGAAAATCGCAAAGCCGCAAGCTATGAAGAAATTGAGATTGCTGAAAGGTTTGCTGAGTAATGCAGATTCGAGCAATCTTACCACTCCATGCAGATGATCCAGCGAATCAATTCCCAAATATTCGCGGGGCAAATCGGCAGTTAGATAAACGCTATGATCGCATTCAAAAGGTTTTAAATTCACACATTCGAAGCCTTAAAAATATTCGTGTTAAGAATGCGGTTAATTCATATCGTCAGCCGACAAAGTTAGAGCAATCAGAGCGCGAAAGATGGGATAAATACAAGCCAGTTTTGCAGGCTAATGAATATATCTATGAGCTAGACGCAAGCAGATATATTGAGATTGACGATTTTATTCAGCGATTGCTGTATGAGGAATTGCTAGATAATCCTCTTGGCAATTACACAAATAGATTTTGGTTAAACTCTAACCTTGAGCAAGCCTATAGTGATTCGCTGGAAGATATAGCAAAGGAATTAAATCTTAGCTCTAACGCTGAGGAATTAAGCGAACAGGCCGCAATGCAAATACGCCAAGTCACCGCAGAGTCAATGCTATTCTCGCCACCTGTGCAGCGTCGATTAGGCTTAGTTTACGCTCGGGTATTCAATGAAATGAAAGGGCTTGCTGATAGTTCCAAAGTTGACCTAGCTGAAACATTAACACGCTCAATGGCTGACGGTGTTGGAATACCAGAAATAACAAAGCGCATTAAACAGCGCTTAAACGTGTCGTATAGTCGAGCTAGGCGCATAGCTAGGACTGAGATATTAAACGCTTTCAGAAGTGCAACAGCGGACGAAACAAGAGCTATCAACGAGGAATTGACGCAAGATGAAAGCGTTGAGTTTCAATTGTTATGGTTTAGCGCTTTAGCTCCGACAACTAGACCTAATCACAGGGCGCAGCATGGCAAAATAAAAACCAGGGAATGGGTAAAGGATTTTTACTCTAAAGGTGCTAATGCTATTTCGTGCCTTTGCACGCAGAGGCCAATACTTGTTAGAAAGTCCAATGGTGAGCCAGTGGCGCAAAAAGCCTTAGTGAAAAGGCTCAGAGAGCAAGTGAAAGGCTGAGTTAATCAGCCTCGTATATTCTCGGGTCATAGTTATTCATCGTCAATTGTATGACACCACCATTCACAGATTTATCAATCACGCGCCATCTTTTTGGCGTTACCGCAGTTTCAACTAGATAAAACCTAGATCCTAGCGGAGATACTGCATCAGGCGCGTAAGCTTCGCTTAAATCAGTCGCGGTGATAACTCGGTTATTATTGGGGTCATTCGTAACAGCTTGAGGGCCAACAACATCACCGACTACATTTGTAAAATATAGGTTATAACTTTTAGTTATATCAATCGGCTGATTTAGTGTCGCAGTGTTACCGTTAATGCTTCTGAATTGGCCTGACAGAAACCCACTAGTCTCGTGTATTTCATCCCAAAGAACAACATCACCCCTATTTCTCAATACTGCTGAGTTTAAGAATGTGTCTGAGCCTTGAGTATGCTGATACATTAACTTTCTAATTTCTAGCTCTGCTCTGTTAGTTGCGTTTGCTAGTGACTGGCAGCCAGTTAGCGTAACTCGCTTAGGGTTTCTCCCTGGCGTATTAACTATATTTGTACCGTCAAAGCTTCGATAAATAAAAGTGGGCTTATTGATTGATCTATCGATGTATTCAATTTGAATTGAGTCTTTATCGCCTTCAACAAATAAGCGGCGATTGATTGAGTAATCTCTAAACTCCTGCGCTATCACATCGCTTCTCGATAATACGCCATCGTTATTTGTAACAGCCTCATCGCGCCAAAACGAATACACGCTACCGTCAGAGAAATACTGTGTACGCATAACGTTGCAGATGATAGATATTTGCTCTAGCAATCCCTGCCTGATGTCGTCAAAAGTAAAATCAAACTGTGCAAGCTCTGGGTTGATTGCGTCTAGTGACTCCTGAATCTCATACAAAGAATCTAAATCAAACAGCTCTAATATTTGCGCATCAGTGTAACCGTGAAAATCTTTGAGCAAGAATAAGATTGCATCAGCGCACTTTCTTGATGGCGCGTTGGCTGTTATCTGTCCAGTGGTGCGGCTGTAGCTCGGCATATTTTGCTGACCGTTTATAATATTTATACGGTTACTAACCCCTGAGCCTGTGGCGTTTGGTGTTGATCTAATAATCGTTCTTAGCATTGTGGCGTTTTGGAATTGCCTGTTTGCGTTGCCAGTTTCTACAACACAATAAACACTATCAAGTGTTGGTACGTCTGGATTTTGGGTATCTTGGCTTTCTTCGTTTGTTCGTGTTAGCTCGAACTCGTACCACTGAATTCCTCGTGCTGGCTCTGCTTCATACGTTCTATTTTGCGCGTCATTTGGTTGCGTGTCTGTATAGCTAAAAGTAAACGTTTCATTGTTTCCAGTTCTTGCGCCGCCTTTACTATCAAGCTCGTAAATCACAAGCTCAAAATCAACTGTTGCATTTAATCCTTGCCTGAATGCAATATTGAACAAAAGCTTTTCAGCCTGTATGGGTGTTGCGAATGGCCCGATTCCGGAGCTAAGTATTGTAGATAAATTAGTTACTGTATAGGTGCCGTCAAATGATGTTGGTCCATTAAAGCTTTCTATGACTATTGTGTATGTCGTGCCAGATAGGGTCATTGATTGCACTCTACCAGTGCCGCTTACTGCTGTTGTACTGCAAGATTCAAAACCATCAAATATACAGGCGTTATAGTTTAATCTTACATCTCCGATTCCCGCATCAAAGTCCGCTTTTAACTGGTCGGTTTCGGTTGTTTGCACTGCGCGAGCTGTAAACGTGCCACCAACATACTGACTTACCTGTGTTGCTTGCGTCAGTGGGTAGCTCTGGCCAACATTACCTTCATTCGTCCCTCGAATTACCTGACCATCCACTTCATCAACGGATTGTCCAACTCTAAATTCTGGTATCGTAGTAATACCGCTTACAGGTTGGTACCTCTCTACTGTTGCGGGGAATCTTGTTGCTGCGGTGTTGCCTAATTGAATTGTACCACCTGTGAAGTCGCCCGATGTTACATATAGGTACTGCTCCGATACTCTTTCGTTATTTTCAAAGTATTCAATGGCCTCTTGTATTAGGTCAGGGTATACGCGAGGTGAGCCACAAACTAACGCTTTTTGTTGGAATGCGCGCACAACGTTAGTTTGTGATTGATATGTATTGTTTGGGCTTCCGCGCTGCGTGTCTTGCTCTGGCAGGTCAGGAACGTCAATAAATAGCTCTAGCACCCCTCCAACAACATCGCCAACAAGACTAAGAGCATCACCTATGATCCCTTTTACCTCAGTTACAACTTTAACCTCATCGCCATCAGTCAATGGCTTTGATAAAGCTCTCTTTTCTTGGGGTAATATCTCACAACCGTTGAGATATATCTTACTATTCCAGTCGTGCAATTCACCGAATTTATCGGTAATAATCTCATTTATACTTAACCCATCAGCGCATGGGTATACTCTGGGTCTTATAGCACCCGTCTGGTCTGTGACAATTAAACTGATCATGAGAAAGCCTGTAATTTGTGGTATGTGACTTCATTATACAGTCTTTTTAATGCTCGCATTTTTACCAGTTCAACTTTTCCGGCGTTATTTATGTGACCGTGTGAATGTAGGAATTTAGCGCCACCAATACACAGTGCTATATGTTTGGGCTCGCCGTGAACGTAAAATACAGCCATGGCACCATCTTCATAGTTATCTATTTCAGACCATTGCATCTCGATGTTGCTTTCAAGCACATCAGTAAATGGCTCGTTTTGCTCGTAGCCTTTTACCTCTGATATATCCCAACCCATAACATGCTTGTAGTAAAGCTTAACTATTCCAAAGCAGTCGCAGCCATCAAAGTTTGATTGTCGGTTAACCCAAGGGATTCCGATTACTTTGTTGATGAATTCGTCTTTAGTCATTGTCTAGTCCTGGGAATTCGTCGCGGGTATAAATCTGCTCGCCGCTTGTTACTTTGGATAGATTGGTGGCTTTTAGTGCTAGGCTTACCGTTTGCTCTGTGTAAGTTAATCCGCCAGCGCCTACAGTGTAATCTTGCTCGGGTGCTGTTTGATTGCCAAGGTAAACAAGTATGCGCACTGTAACTTTAGTCAATCCACCTATTGCTTCCTCGACCTGCCTAACGCCATAGCCGACACGGTTAAAAGTTAACTGCCCCTTGTTTGTATCATCCGACATTAAAACGCTAACTTCTGGCGCTTCAAATGCCGAGCCTTCAAACGCTAACTGATTGCCGTCAACAGTAAATGTTGCGCCAAGCGGAGCACCTTTAACAAGTCTTATTTGATTGCTGTCTGCGCTATCTATGATCACACAGACAAACTTTTGTATGTTGCTAGGGCTTTGTTGAGTATAGCTTTTAAAAGCGTCTGTAAAGGTCATATTTTTGGAATCTCAAAGTTGATGATATGCGACCAAAGATTATGATCGCCAAATGCAAAGTATAAATCTTGCTCGGCTTCTGTTGAGCCTGTTAGCGCATCAGTGATTTCATTTGCTTGAATCTGGCATGGGTATATTTGCCAACCGTTAAAAGGCTCGTTTTCTGGGTTTAGTGGTCGCTGAGTAAATACCACGGTTTGATTAAACGTTCCACCCTCCACGCGCAAAGGGATTGTAAAAGGTGCAACTCCACCGTTGCGTCTAAGCCACGCGAAAAAACGCCCTGCATCACTCCTGAGCATTCCAAGGCGTAAATCCCATATCGGTGACTGGTTATCTCTAATCAGTTCATGTCTTGGCTCTTGATCAAAGTTGCTTTGAGTTAAGTATTGTTCTGGCAATTGCCTTTGCTTGCCCTCAATAACCCGCACAAAATCGGGTAATACAGTTGTATCTATTGCCATTATCTACTCCCATCAAGGCGAATGTTTGTACCTTGCCTCATAGCTTTTGATATTCCTCCCTTACCCTGCGCTAGGTCAGAATACATCTCTTTAAATCTTATATCTATTTGCCTATTCATAACCTTTACATCTGGCTGGCCTAGTTGTGAAGGTACACCGTAAACATTAACCTGTACATCACCACCACGGAAAGCATCTTTATTGCTTACGACGTTAGCATTGCCAGATGGTACAACTATCTCTGGGCCTCGCTCACCAACTAGGTAAGGCTTTCCGCCAGATACGGGGCCGCCGAACTGCCTAGCGCCAGATAATGCAAAACCTCCGACTATGGCCGCTATTATCGCGCCCGTTGTTGATAGTGCTATCGGCGCCGCTGCCGCTGGTGCTGCGCCAGCCGTGGCTATTGATGAGGCTGCCGCTGCTGGGGCCATCGCTGCCGCTATTGCCGCGCCCGATGCAACTCCCGCAGTTGTTGTAGCTGCTGTCGCTGCTGTCGCTGCCGCTGCTTGTGTTGAAACTGCCGCTGTAACCGCTGCCGTTTCTGCCGCCTTGCTTGATATAAAGCCCGCACTTATTGCCGCCTGCTTTATGCCGTACTTAATTAAAGACCCCAGAGCCTCAGTTATAAGTGATTGACCCAGCATCCTAACTGCGTCATTCATATCCTGAAAACCAGCCAGTCCGGCCGCTAATGAGCCAGCCGCCCTATTTCCGAATGATTCCCAATCAACAAAGCTAATGCTTTCTTGTAGCGAGTTTACTTTTGCTGCTCTTTGCTCAACGCTTGATGCAATTGCTTGATCATATTTCTGCTGGCTTATTAATCCTTGCTCCCTAAGCGCTGTAAGCTGAGCCAATTCCTGAGCAAACAACTCGGACTCACTCATACCTCTTTGCACTATTCTGTCAGCAAATTGATTCGCCTTTTTTGATTCCTGTGCTGATCGTCTCTCCTCTGCATCAAAGTAAGCGTCAAGCTCTCTATTTAATGACTCTTGAGCGTCTTTTTCAGATTCTAAAGCCTTCACTCTGTCGTATGACGCTAAAGCTGCATTGTACTGCTCTGAGGTTAGCCCCTTTAAAGATAATGAATAAGCAAATGCCGCGCGCTCACCAAGCGTCAAAGCTATTTCTTGGGTTGTTAGTGATTGAGTGAAATTATTAAAAGATGACTCTGCACTGGCTGTAACTTCTTTGATATCCTCAAGCCCAGACTTTAATGCTTCAATTGCAATTTGGCCCTCTCTGTACTTCTGAATTAGATCTACAGTTTGAGCGATTAGGCTTCTACCTACAGATGTATTTGCTGCGCCGGCATCAGAAAGCGCAAGCAATGACGACTCAAGCCCCTCAACATCGCCACTTGCAGCAAAGCCTGTAATTGCTGACGAATAAGCTCTAAAAGCCTTTTCTGCTGCTGCATAACCGTTAGTGCCAACTTGTACGCCTAGCAGATTTTCAACTTGGTCAGTGTATGTGTCAAAACTTCCACGAGTGTCATCTATAGCCTCTCTAATGCCAGTTACACTTAGCTCAATAGCTTTGTTTTGCTCTGCTATTGTTGTGGCAAGCCTTAGCTTTGCTAGTGTCTCACTAAGTCCCGCTAGGCGCTCCATTTCCTCGGTGTAATTTGCAACCTGCCCAGACCCCACAGTTATTACAGCCTGTACGCCTTCAATTGCTTTTTCCAGTTTCTCTGCATTTGTCGCAGCATCACCAAAGGCAAGGTATAAGCCACCAAAAACAGCGACAGCGGTAGCAATACCAGCACCAAGCAAGCCAAGCCCACCAATCAATTGTGGTAACTGCTGAGTAAATGCAACCATTGCGCTTTGACCGCTAGCAATCTGCACTGCAAAGTCTTGAACTTGGAATGATGCGTTTTGAATGTTTTGCGTAAATGCCCGGTTTACACCCTTGGCTGTTGCTGTGGCTTGAGTGTCAAAATTCTTTAGGTTTTTATTTGTTGAATCTATCGCGCCATCTATTCGCTTTAGCCCTGCGATACCTTTATCAAAGGTAACATCAAAGCTATAACTGGTACTTCCTACTTCTGTAGTCATCTTAGAATCTCTTAAAATTAACTTGTGTTAGTATAGCATTCACATAGTTTGAAAGTCATAGGTGGTGGAATGTTTAAAGAGTACGGTTTTGGGGAAATAGAAATTGATGGTGTTATTTACAGCATAGCGCCCACATTTAAAAATATAGCAAAAATAGGTCAGCCGTTTGAAATAGTTGAAGTTATGAAAAACTTACATTTCGGCTCTGGTCACACTGTCTTTAGAGATGCGCTTAATGTTGTTAATTCATGCAGTGATAAAGTTTTGCCTCATAACTATCAGGTAACAATGCGCAATGGTGTGACAAAGCTAATAAATCCACCGGCACAAATAGACATGCTTGCGATTATAGAGGTTGCAAAGCATTGTTTGCAGTTTGGTATATCAAGTAATGTAAAAGCAAAACGCGGCGGTAATGGCTCGCCAATGAGCGAATTTAAAGCCTCCGAATACGTCCGAAGCGCTATGAAGATATTTGATATTAGCAAAGAGGAAGCTGCAGACATGACAATGACAGAGTTTGTAACTTACTGTAATGATATGGTTGATGATGTTAGCGAAGGGACGAATTTAACTACCGAGGAAAAGAGAAAGTTAATACTTGAGCAAATGGAAGTGGATAAGAAAAGGGCTAATTAAAGCCCTTTCATCATGAGATGTTTTCGCTGATGTAAGTTGGATTGGCTGCATCGTAACTTGCAGTAACAACAAAGTTAAAATCACCAGTTCTACGCGCTTCTGACTCTGCCGCCTGGCTGTTATCAGTAGCAACGCAATACCAATATTCATAACGATTATGCAATGTATCTGTTTTGCGCAATCTGACCGTTGGCTGACGACCAGCAATAAGCTCATTAATGATGTAAGTTCTAAGCTCGTCCTGAGTTGTTAAGTCAGCAAGGTCGCGGTTGTCTTCTAGTGAAATAGAGATAGACACGTCCATACCTGTTGCTAGCGTATCAGTCCAAGTGCCAGATTGTTCAGTATTGTTTGTGTCTGTTCGTACAGTGCGGTCAAATGCACTATTCGAAACAAAGCCTAAAACATTCCAAGTTGGTGGATTTGTTGCCGTTGTTCTTGGGTCTAAGTCGTCACACGCCTCAACCCATGATACTAAGACCTCGCGGCCTAACTGCTGTGGCGTATTCGTACAAGTTGCCATTTTATATACTCCGAAGTAATAACGTTATCGCTAAATATTATAACGGCTAAACCACACTAAAACCAACAAGCGCATCTATCTCATAACTAAAGCGCCCAGAATCATCTTTAAATGGCCCTTGAGCGCCATTTAGCACTGTCATTCCGTAGATGCACCCAGTGTCATCAAAGTTGCTTCTCAGCCAATCCGTAATCTGTTCAGTCAATCCGCGCATTGCCGCCGCCTCTACCTTGTCGTAAACTGGTAAGCCGCTAATGATGATTTTCATTGTTCGCTCGGCGTATTGGCTTGGTATCGCTGATTGATCTCCGCCGGACAAGATAGTTACAAACCTAAGCTCTTTATTGTTTATGTTTAACTTTGGATCAACCTTGTTCATGTATGATTCGTCATAATACTCATACTGCCTAACCAAGGCGGGGTAATCCACACCACCAAACGTAAAGCCATCGAGTAAGCCGCTTTTTCTAATATGCGCTTCAAGCTGGCTTACCGGTAAATCATCTAATGTACTCGCCATCACTTACTCCCTAAAATCTCTCTAGCTAGATCGCTAATTGATTCTCTAGCTTCTCTTGACTCAAAGCCTTTATTTAAAAACTGAGGTGTTGCGTTTGCGTTCCATGCAGGAGCGCTCGGAATGCCACGCTTTTTATTGCCATACTTAGGTGGTGGTTTGGGTTTCCAGTTTTTATTGTTGTTCAAAGCTGCTGCGTAGTTAACCGTGTAACCTAGCTCACCCGTGATTTTGTACTCGCCTGTCATAACTTTTGAGTACTGGCTATTCCTGAGCGCCCCATATGCGATCGGCGCGTAATTAGTTGATATCGCGCCAGCACTAGACAAAACGGCATTAACAAACAGTTTTGCCTTGCGCTTAATCTGCTGCTCGAATTGCTTTGTTTTGTTAGTTACTTTTAAGCTCATTGTGTCGCCAACATAACGTCAGGTTTGCCGCGAACCACTGCGGGATCGTCAACGCGCACCATTTTAATCTCTTGAGAGTCACCATTTAAGATTATTGTGTCACCTAAACTCGGTGCGCCTTGTTCTGGAATCTCATAATAGATAATAGTTTTAGGCGTAAACTCATCACCTGCGTTATCAGTAAAGCGCTTACTTGTGTTTATTTCGTAAGTGCATCTGACATTGTACGGTTGAGGCGTAGCGCCTGCTGGTCTGCCCCAACCATCTACAGCGCCGCGCGGCTGTATCGTTGCCGTGTTTTTCGATGTTCTGCGCGTTGGTCGTGTCATCTGATAATACCGTTAAATATGCCTTGTGACTTTGCGATTTCATCACGAGTTGCGCCACCGTTAAACGTAAACAAGCCAATATCAGGAGCAACCCAATCAGCCAAACAGCCAGAGGTATCGTATTTAGTAACAAAGTCTCGACTATCCTGCTTAATGCGTGTCGTATCGTATGTAGTACTTGCACCATTGGCCGCAGTTTCAGACGAAATTGGCAAAGGCTGCTCTTGATTGAACTCAAGTAGTTTGTAACAGATTGCATTTGCGGCAAGTAAAGACCCGTTAGCGTCACCGTATGAGTTATTTAAACACTCTCCATACTGTCCGTCTAGGTAATCTATTTGACCTTGTATAACTACATCAGGCATTGCTAGTGCTGGGCAAAGCTCTTTTACGTAATCAAGAGTAAGTGATGGTAGGTTAGTTGCCATTTGTTTGCTCCTGTTTTTGTGGTGCTGATTGTGACGGGTAAAGGTTATAACCAGCGGCAGCAAGTACACCTATAACTATGGCGGGCAGAATGAATTTAACAAACACATCGCTTAGCGAGCTTTGCCACCACGCAGAGCGATCAACTATCGGCTTTGCGTAATCTCTAAAATCCTGCAGCCCCTCGATTTCTTTGTCTGTGTGCTCGTGCTTCTCAAGACTTCTTTCCATCTTGTTCGCTAAGTCGCCAATCCTTTCGGCGAGCTTTTCATTTGTCTCATTTGTTTTGTTGTTACTGTCAATCAGTACTTGCAGCAACCTATCTGTGTTGTCGCTCATGGCATTTACATTTGTTGGTATCTATGCCTAACAGTATACCAAAGATATTGCATAGTGTAATTGT